TGATACTAAAACAAATATGGAAATTAAACGTAGATTCATTATCTATCCAAGAATGGGATATAATCTACTAGACGTTTTGGCGGCAACTTAAATCCCTTGATGCCTGTAGATTTAATAAATCTACGTATTTCTTTTTCGTAACGTCGCTGTATGTCTTTTTGGCTGTATGGATACCATACTCCGTCTTGCAAATTAGTATAATCGTGTTGGATACGATAACATAAACGATCTTTAATATTACCCAGTCTACGATGTTGTGTAATACTATTATCAAAGAGCAACCAATCGCCCTCATTTTGATACCAATGGTCATAGATATATTTGTCTACAAATAATTCTTTATTAATTTTCTTAAAAACCTTGTCGCTTTCTTTTTTAGTAAGACCTTTGATACTCCATACGGTGTTTACAGAATAGTGTAGGCCTTTAATGCCACCTGGACTGGTCATGATTAAAGGAATCTCTGTGTCATCATATGGACACATATTGAGATTCATGATAATGTCTTGCCGTTTGTTTAGTCCTGGACTAATTTTGCCTGGAGTAAATCTATGTAGGATAATCATTTCATCTAATTCACTGCGGAAACTTTCGCTGACGTTTTCATAATAATCACTGGTGGTTAAAAATCCTGTAGCACTACCAACTACATTTTTAGCGGCCAACAAACTAACACCCGGAGTAAAAGTTAATGTACCACTTTCATTACTATGCCATAACAGTTCACCTTCAGCAAACATGCCTAATGGGTTACCGTGTTCGTCATATCCGCCCTGGACCCTAGTAATATCGTAACCCACATCGGTGTGTTCTTGTGCTGAAATGCAACTACGTATCACTGTTCGATCTAATGCTTCAATCTCATCGGAATCTTCTAAGGTCATAGCAATGATATATTCCCAGGATCGTTTATATTTGGTAATAAAATAATTCTTTGATCCAAATCGTTGAGCGCCTAACAGATTAGTAAGTTCTATTTGCCTTTCTTTAGTTATATTAGCTTGCCTAAAAACAGTCACAAGATTTTGTAAATGTTGTTTACCAATCTCTACCCACTCTCCGTCGGTGATATTATTGAGATCTATGTCATCAATGATAACACCAAATCTTCCTAGTCCTGGGATTTTTGTTATTTTCATGTTAGTACCTATAAGTATCGGGCTTGTAAGGGCCATTGACTGCAACGCTAATATATTCTGCTTGTTTAGTAGTCAACTCTGTTAATTCTGCACCAATCTTAGCCAGATGCAATTGAGCTACTTTCTCATCTAGATGTTTTGGTAATAGATATAAATGTCCAATTTGATAATCTTCAGTGTTATTAAACATTTCAATCTGTGCTAGAACTTGATTAGTGAAACTGTTTGACATAACATAGCTAGGGTGTCCCGTAGCACAACCTAGATTAACTAATCTGCCTTTAGCCAAGATGATGATCTTATTACCGTTTGGTAAAGTTACATGATCAACTTGAGGTTTGATTTCATCCCAGACTAAATCCCGGATTCCAGCGATGTCGATCTCACTGTCAAAGTGACCAATGTTACAGACGATACTGTTATGCTTCATCTTGACCATGTGTTCACGAGTGATAACATCAATGTTACCTGTAGCTGTTACAAAGATGTCTGCCTTGTCTGCGGCATAGTCCATGGTAACAACTCGATAGCCTTCCATGGCCGCTTGTAGTGCGCAGATTGGATCAATCTCAGTCACCCATACCTGTGCTGATAGTGCGCGAAGTGCGGCGGCCGAGCCTTTGCCCACATCACCAAAGCCTGCTACCACTGCTACTTTACCTGCGATCATAACGTCAGTGGCACGTTTAATACCGTCTACCAACGACTCACGACAACCATACAAGTTATCAAATTTAGCTTTGGTCACTGAATCGTTTACGTTGATAGCACGTAACTTAAATTCACCCTTGGCCATCGCTTCGTTGATTTTATGGATACCAGTTGTGGTTTCTTCTGTAACACCGCGGATGCCTTCTAATAGTCCCGGGTGATGTTTATGTACATAATAAGTTAAATCATGCCCATCATCAAGTAACATATTTGGCCGCCAGTCATTAGGACCACTCAGTGTGCGTTCAATACAATCCCAATATTCTTCTTCTGTTTCGCCTTTCCAAGCAAATACAGGAATACCTAGATCAGCTAGTGCGGCGGCGGCGTGATCCTGTGTTGAAAATATGTTACATGAACTCCAGCGTACCTCTGCACCCAAGGCAACTAGTGTTTCAACTAGCACTGCTGTCTGGATAGTCATATGCAATGACCCAGCAATTCGTGCACCTCGAAGTGGTTGTTGTTCTTTAAATTCTTCTCTAACGGCCATTAATCCTGGCATTTCTGTTTCAGCAATAACAATTTCCTTATGTCCCCATACGGCAAGACCAATGTCTTTTACTTTAAAATCCATGTTACTTCCTTTAAATAATTATCAAAATTTACCAAGTATTCGTCACATATATCTCTCGATTTAGTAGTGCCCCAAGTAATATAAGGATCTAACCATTCATAGCCAACAAATTCAAACATTGACCTAATAGGTTGTGTTAATGCATTTGTGCTGCCTAATACAGATTTTGTCATCCCTTGACTGCTACCTGTAGTTATAGAAAACAAAATTTTCTTATCGGTCATAAATTTATCAATTTTAAAATTCTTATCTGACCAGGAATCAGTCAATGCAAACAATTCATTATATAAAAATACATTTTCAACGTAGAGTTTTAACATTGCAGGCATAGACCAAACAAAAATTGGTGTTTGTATAAACAACAGATCTGCTTCTTTAAGTTTCTTTATTTCATCCTTAGCAAACGAATCTGCCAATGGTTCATATTGTACCATGGTATAATTATGGGTATAAGTTGACATGTGTTTTCTATCAACCATTGATTTGTTAGATTGTGTTAATGTTGTTGCGGCATTAATCAACTTGTCTGTGGATCGGTATAAATCAAACGTTTTTACTTTATGCCCATTTTTTTTAAAATGTCTATTAGCTAAATCAAATAGTTCTGTATTCAAACTTCCTTGATTTGGATGTGCCAATATAGAGTAAATTTTCATGGTCGTTTTGCCTGTTATACAGTATATATCATTAGATTGTTACTAATCCAAATAACCTACGTTTTCCTTGGAATACCCTACCCGTGTCGTGGTGATTTATAAATAACCCAATCAATGAATGTATACTGTTGTCACGGAATCCACCATGTTTTCTATAATCAAGTATAGATAATCCCTGTAACTTAATTTTATTAAAATTTTCTTTGTTTATAGTCACTTGTCGATCTTGCTTGATAAATTTATTAGGAATTTTATGTCTTTTTTGTAACCAATCTACTAGTGCCTGTGTAAATTCTAAATTTAAAAATGCTTGGGCAACAAAATACCAACCACCATATATTTCTTCTCCATCAACATGAAAAGCACAGTGTAGATCAGGATCTGAAATTATTTGTTCCCATCGTTGTTTTACCCCCGTGCTATACTTTGACTTTAAGAAAAAGTTTTCATATACATCTTGAACTATCACTCCGTGCCCAATCCTGTGGGTGATGCGTATCCAATCTAGGCTATTTTGATAAAATCCACCTTGGACAAATAAATGGTAAAGACTATTGCTTAACAACATTTGTAGATAATCATCTTTGTTAAACTCTGTGCCGCCTACTACTACTTCACGGTCTGAATCTTCTTCTTTAACTGCCCACCCTTTGTTCTTAACTATTGTTTCTATGCCATATTGTTGTCTATATGCCAACGCATAAGCAGGAGTTTCTGGCAATAAAATCCATTCAAACCATTGCACACTGAGATCATGCTCGCCTAGTTTATCTAGTTCATAATAGTATTTTGTTAAACTAATTCCTGGTAGGCCCATGATCATTTCTACATACAAGGGCATTTGCTTGTCTCTGGCCAAAGGTTCAAATACTTCTAACTGTTTATCTAAGTTTACATTTACCCTGTCTATATTTTCTAATACCTGTTCGTCGAGACTTTGTAGGCTTAGTTTAAGTTCTTTGGTCAGACTCAATGAGTTATCAATATCTACTTTTAATATTTCTCTGATGGAATTTAATCTATTTTCTGTTTTAGCAAATCCACCGTAGCCAATCTTAAACATTTGTCCTGTTTCTTTCTTGCGTTTAACTAGGTATTTGACTATGTCAACATCGCGATCACCAAAGATACCAAAATTAGCATCAGCAAAATATAAGAATGTAAGATCAAACTGTGCTACAGCATCTATATCTAGTTTAACATTTTCAATACTTTTCTTTATGACCGTGGTAGCGGTACCGCCGCCCCAATCACAGTAAGTACAACCATATGGGCAACCTCTGGTAGTCTCTAATACGCACAACAACATAGATTTAGGGAATTGTTTGCGTTGATAGATAACAAATTCATTTAAAAGATCAAACTGGCTATGCAAGGCACTCCAATCATATTGGAATTGACGTTTATCAGCATGTGACATAGATATTTTGCTTGATAATATATTGCGTCCTGAACTAGGATATCTTGCGTCAGTGACTGAATTCCAATCCATAGATGTATCATAATTATCTAATATTTCTTTAAAACATAATTCACCATAACAATCGCCCGGAAGACTAGCATCTAAGTACCAATGTTCTTTAAACCAGTTTAAATCATGTTTGAAATATTGATGAGGGCCACCACTGACGATTATGCATTCGGGCCAAGTAGTTTTAACCCAAGCGGCTATTTCATGTGCTAGGGTGTAATTCCAAACATACAGGCTGATAGCAAATATATCTGGTTGTGCCTCTAGTAGAGATTCTTTGATTTTATCTTTATAGTCTGAACTATAAACGTCAGCGTAGCAAGGAGCCCAGGTCCATTCATCTTTACGAAGACCGTATAATTCATAATATGTCTTGGCACTAGCCCATAGGTATGGCATCCAAATCTCGTCACTAAATCTAGGAAAGTTACATATTACTATGTTTTTCTTTTTAGGATTTGCTGAAGACATACAATGCTAATCCACCATTTGAGCTGTTAAAACAGGCTAACAAGTTAACTAGTCTATTAGCAACACTAGGATTAACAGAATGAAATATTAGGTCGTCACACATTGCCAATACTTGATCATGTGTGAAACTTAATTCAAAAGGGTTATTCTCTTGATCTTGATATAATATATCGCTGTTATAGTTGATCTTAACCAAATGTTTAAGTATTTTTCCATACTTATTGTAAACAGCCAATATTAATTTACCGTTGGGTTTAAGCAGGCTTTTCATTTTAGCCAATGCTTGTTTATATTCGGGTATATGGTGCAATACTCCGCAACAGATTATAACATCATACTTCTTTTCTGTGTTAAACTTTAAAAAATCCTTTTTAACCCATCGAACATTCTTAATGCCGTTTTTCTTAGAAAATTCCATTGCATAATCAATCGAATCAGAGAAGTCTATGCTAGTAAATGAACTAGAATATCTATGTGCAAAAAGATTTGATACAAGCCCGGTTCCACACCCAACATCTAATACATCAATATCATCTTTTAATATTTTATCAATTTCTTTAAGATATATATTGTGTATGCCATGCTCGCCATAAAAGCAGATGTCTTCCCAGGTATAATGTCCCGGGAAGTTTATCCTACTATAAAAATCTCTGATTTTATCAGTCATTATTCTGGTGCTGGGTTGCTAAATTTATATCTTTTACTTTACAATCCATATTTTATTTTTCCAATTTGGTTTTAATTAACTCAGCGTATTCCTGAAGTGTTTTTAAATTAACATATTCTGCATCTGCAATTCTGATGTTAAATTGTTCTTCTATAGAAAGAGTTATTTCAACAGCATCTAAAGAATCTCCGCCCAGATCGTTTAGTAATTCATCATTGATATCCAACTCTTCTACATTCCGCCCTAATTGGTTAGCTACAATCTTCTTTAATTGTTCTTCAACATTATTATTCATTATTCGCTTTCTTTTGGTTGTGTGCGATTTCCACCTTTTTGTGCAGACGCTGGGTCACTAAACTTGCGATTCTTAGCCGCTATTAATGTTGCTTCAGCATCAACCATCATCTTTTTATAAAAGTTACGTGCTACCGGATCAATATACCCAGCTAGTTTGTATTTTGTTACTCTCGACATATTAAAATTTGCATTAGTTTTTGCCATTTTTATTCCCCTTTGTTATTTGATTGGTGCCCCAGGAGAGACTCGAACTCTCATGACTCGCGTCGCTGGCTTCTAAGACCAGTGTGTCTACCAATTCCACCACCAGGGCTAATTTATTAGTTTAGCACTTAGTAAATGTTTTGTAAACCATTCTTTTGGGTGGCATTCATAATTAAACACATGCCCATGTGCCTTCATTGGAATTTTAGTCATAGACAAAAATGCAGAGTCACGTGCTTGTTTTAGTGCAGCGATATCTTGATCTAAATTAATATCAAATTCACTGATATACGGCTTCCAAAACAAAGGAATATCTTCCACACACCAACGATATTCTGCACCGTTAGGGTCTATGCTGTACAATCTTTCTGCCGCTGAATATAAATTAGTCCACCCTTCTTTACGCTCAGGATATCCAACTCGTACTTTCATATTATGATCTAAAAATCCTATTGGTACAAATAATGGAGGTGCTATAGTACCTAATAGATTACCCACATGACTGTAACCATCATAGTGTCGTATTAACTCTTTTGTGGGAGAATATACGGTGCCGGGTATTTTCAATCCGTATTGCCACCCAAGTGAGTCTGATCGATACATATTATCTTCACCACAATCTGTATCAAACCAATACTTCTTGAATCTATCTGCTTTCATCATTAGTAGACTATCAACAGTATCCCATTGGAACTTGATAAAATTACCATCTGATGTTAATTCACCGTTATGTAGCAAGCTCATGCGCATCTGTTCTGGCCAATGGCTATAATACATCACAGCCAATGGATCAGGGTCAGCGTTTAGTGTATTAACAGCCGCACTAATCATATCTAAGTTACTGTCTATAAAGATATGATCATCGTTACCTTCATACCAAATTAACTCATTATTATCAGTAAATTGGCTATCACAAAGGTCCCTCCATTTTTGTGTGCGATCTATCCTATACCAATTGACTTCTAATTTGTCCCGGGGGAATATACTCAACATATATTCATACAATTCTTCTTGGCGGTGGGTAAACTCTGCTAGGTCAATATAGAATACAAACTTGTCTACTACCGGGGCCATGACCGCACGACTAGCGAGACAGTATTTAAATATGTCAAATCTGTTGCTAACTGGGAACCAACTAGCCCGGTCATATACTGTACCAGCATACGGATGTGTCATTTTCACATCAGTGATCTTTACATTAAATAAAACGATCATTTTAGATTATTTGTGTATAAATCTAAGATATATTCAATTTCGCCGGTGATAGCAGCTTTCCAGTCTGTCTGTTGATTAAGCACATTTACCAAGGCTTGATATTTGCTTGATGAAAAACAATAGTGGCCTGCAACATTAATTTGATGCTCACGGTCGTCACGGTCAGTCCACTTACGCCAACGACCACTGGCAACTACTTCGTTAGCAAAATCCATCCATTGACCTTGTGCATCTGGGTGAGCTTCAACTAATCTACGTAATAGTTTAGTCTGGACTACACCTAGCTGTGGTGCTATGTTAAGAGCATGTACACCTACAGTACTGCGTAGGCTGATTTCTTCAGCTGACAAATAATCAGCGTTATGTTCTTTCATCTTAACGCCATTAGTATTAGCCACGTCAACTAGTTCTTTAACTGTATCAGTTTCAAAGCCACCTGCTTGATGATCTTCGTGACACAGGCTACCTGTTTGTGCTACAACAAATTGAATGTTAGGAATATCTTTAGCAAAGGCCACGTCTGCTTTATATTTGATTGCACCTGCGGCTACACCTACGTTTTCTTCTGTACCAAATTCAAATTGGATATTTGGGTTCAGATCCAAACAGAATTTAAATAGTTCTTCAGCGATACCATAAGTATCATCAACACGACTAGTATCGATATGGATTAAATTAAATCCTTGTTCAATATCGTAGGCGATAGTTTTCTTAGTTGCTTCTACAGCATCGCGTAGACTTAAACTTTTTTCTGCGTCTAAGAAATATGGACCACAGTGATCGCGACACATCCAAATATATTCCGTAGGCAATGTAGACAACTGTTCACGTATCTGTGGGGTTGTCATTACATACCCACTTTCAGCATCGACCTGATTGCGGCTAGCAATAATCATCAATGGTTTTTTATTATTGTGGCTATAATTACACAATATCTCAATAACTTCACGGCTCATTGGCCCAAACCCTAGTCTAAAATTCATTTTCAATGTCCATTAAATACATAATATGCACGCAGGCTTCCATGACTGCACCTTTACCGCCTTCGCGGTCTGTGACATAGTCTGCGTTTTCAATCGCTGTTTTCCAAGCCTGAGCCGGAGCAATACTTAACCCCACATGTGGGAATATCTTTGCATCATAGGGGCCGTCGCCCATAAAGATAGTTTCCTTTGGATCTCCCTTGCTCAAGACCCAGTTAAGTCTATCTTTTTCTTTAACCATAGTACAAGGAAATTTCATATGATCAACGATACGGCTTTCTGTAATAGGCCAACCTACTTCGTCGGCTGATACAAATTCTATTTCTAGATGTTTACGTAGGAGTTTAAGTCCATCATGATCATAGTTACCAAAGGCTTTAAATGGTTTCCCGCCAGCGTACCAATAGAGCATGCCATCGTTTAATACACCATCTACATCCATGATAAAACGTTTATACATTATCCTAATACCTTACTAAAGTGTAACTGTGCTAATGCTACTAAGAACTTATCAAATGGTGCTTCGTGCAATGGGCTCATGTTCAAGTAGATAATAGGTACTAAGGTCTTGACCTTCTTCCAATCCAATCCTTGTTTAACCACCCAACGCTGTAAGATATCTTCATATACCTGAACATCTTTTACGCTAGGAACTTCTATTGTAGCATAATCATTGCGTTCTGTATAGCTGTAACGTTCATGTTTGATGTCTTTATAGCTCAAATGTAAGCCGCCTAGCATTTTAGCTAGATCATAATATTGGTCGCCGTATAATGCGCCGCCAAAGTCAGTGCGCCAATCGATGGCAGTAAACTTGTCTTTATATGTTTCTTTGTCTTGTTTGTATAGATCCAACGAACCTAGGTATTGTCCATGTTGGTAAATGGTATTATCAAAGTGTAGGTCACCGTGGATAAACTTCCATGACGTTTCTGTAGTTAACCAGGTAAAGTCAATCTTGCTTAGGTATGTGTCGATAGTATCTACTTCGATTCCATTAACCACGCAAGGCTCTGACCAGTTAGCATATTTGGCGCGGAACATTTCTACACGTTCCATGGTTTTATCATGATAGAATTTATTACAGATAGTTAGGTGATCTATATCAGCATTGTTCTCAGATGGAGCAGGTTTCCATAATGTTGATTCACACCAAGCCAGCATACTTTCAAACACTTCTGGTGAGTATTGATTATAAACGATATCACCTTTGGCAAAGTCGTGTATTAAGAAGTTTCCTGATTGTTCTACATTTGAGGGCATGGCCTCTGGATTACAGTTTGCTCGTTTGACACGCATTTCTGCCTGTCGAGGATTAGTCCAAAACTTGACGATCTTTTTATTATCGTTGTAGAATAGTTCATCTGGTTTAGGAAAACTCACATCTGTAAACTCACTGCTTAGTTCTTCCCATTTCTCATAAGTGCCAAAGTCTTTCCATCCACGTACTGTGTGTGCTCGTAATTTAAGTCCATCAAATCCTTCTGGAGTTTCTTTGGCTTTACGATGTATTAAGTTGTTTAGATATTGATCGTCTTTAGCATACATCAAACCAATGAACGCATCAACTGCGGTCTTGCTAGGTAGTTTATTCTTTACGCTGATAATTTTATCAGCTTCACGTTCAATCCAACAATAGTCTTGTGCGATAGCACTGTCTACTGGATGGACACCGATCCAATCGTGATCTAATTTATCTCTATATTCAAAATCAAATAATGTGTCGCAGGCTAACCACATGAATCCACCATGTAGATATTTTGCACAGGCCTGTATGCTGGTTGCAGGTCCGGTATCACCTTCTGCATAGTTAGGAATGTCTACAAATACTACATCTTTGTCGCTGTGGACCACGCTGACATAATCTTTAATATATTGGCCCATATGACCACAGGCAACAACGAAACGTGTGCCCATATCAAACTTAGCCATGATGTGGCTGATCAAAGGTTTGTTGTCATATGGAATAAGTGCTTTGGGTATCATACGACCAAATGGTCCCATACGACGACCATAGCCCGCGGCTAGGATTAATACTGTGAGTTTATTGTTGGTGTTCGGCATCGATTCTTCCATGACCTCTGTTTGCAGAGTCTTCAAGGCGTATTACGTCATCTAATTGAGTGGTGCTGGCTTCTGTGTAATGTAAATCATCATAGGCGATCATGCGATGGACAGTATTAGGTGGAGTATGGAATACCGCGCCTGGCTCTAATTCTTGTACTATAAGTTCTGATTTGATCTGTGCAATTTCTTCGGCTGAATATCCACCTGCTAAAAAACGCTCGCAATCAAACGGTCGTGGATGATATGCTAGTGCACCTTTACCAATATGTAAATGGATACTTTCTGATTTGTATTGATGTACTTGTAAGCTGGTAACAAACCCTGCTTTTAAGATTAATTCTTTGAGTGCAAATGGATAAACATCATTACCTGGCATAAGCCAAGTTTCGGTTCCCCATGGTTTATGTACCACGTGGCAATCTTCAATTCTTAGGAATTCTACAGTCATAGCGGCCTCTTATGTAGATAATTATATACTACTATTTAACTTTTTGCAAGGCCGAGCTAAAATAAATTTGGTACTCCCAACGAGATTTGAACTCGTGTTACCTGCGTGAAAGGCGGGTGTCCTGGGCCTCTAGACGATGGGAGCATATTGCAATATTATAACACGTGAAACCAATTGTGTGCAAGTTTTTTATTGATATATGCATTTCTACATTCATCGACTTTTTGTCTGATTAGTTTAGACAGGGGTTGATTATTTGGATTGACCAACTGTTTAATTTCCTGAGGGGTTATTCCCACATTGATTGCTCTAGATCTAGTCCAACAAGATATATTATTTGGTTGTAATGCCGTTTTAGTAATTTCTCTGGAATAGGTTTCTGTTGAAATAACATTCCAATCTGGTGTAGACCATAGCACATTATATTTTGAGGTTTCTTCTACTGTACTCATAGTAATAGACGGATGCAGTTTCATTTCGTGTGCTATTTCATCAGCAGTCATTTCATTATATCCATAATTTCTAAAATTCTTTGATATTTCACTTCCAACTGCATACGGTGTTTCTCTGGGTACATTTAAAGCAAATATGCTTATTCCGGACAGCACACCTTTGCCCGTCCCTGTTAACCATGAGATTGTGTGTTTTTCAAACAGCTCTGGACTATCGTATGGTGCCCCTAATATGAAAGAAGCAGTCATATTTGCTTCAGGAAAATACTCGCGTATTTTTATTAGTGCCTGTTGCAACTTAACTGGCGAGTATGGTTTAGATATTGCTTTGAGAGATGTGGGACTAAATGTTTCTACACCCAAATGCCAATTAGTAAATCCAATATTTTTAAAGAGTGCCCAATGAGGTTCTTGTTTAATCAATAAATCTAATCTGGCAAATCCAGTGATATCCAATTTAAAGGGCAACATTTTAGCTGCCTCTTCGAGGTCCATTAGTTTATCAATCAAATCGTTGGCAGTCTCATCAGCTAGATAATAGTTAGTCGTACCCCACTGTATATAATTTTGCATTAACTCATTATAGTAAGTTTCGGCCCCCATCCTGGTAAATTCACCTTTTTTCTTACCAATATACGGATAAGTACAGAAATCGCATTTGAATATACATCCTCTTGAAGTACTGAGTGTTAGCGTTTCTGAAGGAATAATATAATCACTAGGATGATATTTGGTCTCTAAAGGCGGTAATTCTATCATTGTATAATGTTTTAGGCAATCTACATAGTATTGACCGTTAACTATTTGAAATTTTAACTTATTGGGTTTCTTTTCTATGTGATTTAATACATCAACTATTGCTGTTTCTGCATATCCAGCGATCAAATATTTACTTTTGGTAAAATTTAATAAGTTAGCAACCTTAGGGCCACCTGTTATTATTGTTATATTTGGGTTGAGTTCTTTAATATAATCACAATACTCTAGATAAAACGAATGTCTGAAAAAAAATTGTGAACTCCATGCAACTACATCTATTTGATCGGCACGTTCTTCAAAATATTTCTTAATTGCTTCTTCGGGCCAATAGACAATGAAATCCAAGACCTCAACATTATGCCCTAGATTGCGCATCTCTGCTGCGATCTTATAGGCGCCAGCATTTCTGGAATAACTAAATTCATTATGCCATGCGTAACTGTTTATTAGTTGGAATGAAGATTGGTCAGCTTCAGCTTGTGCAGATAAAATTACTATATTCATTATTATATTTATAAAGGCCCAATTTAAAAATGGCGGAAACGGAGAGATTCGAACTCTCGAAACCTTTCGGTTTGCTTCGTTAGCAGTGAAGTGCCTTCGACCACTCGGCCACGTTTCCATTTATTAGTATAGGGTTCTCGCGCTACAGTTGCAACCGTAGCATATGACCCGTCGGAAGCTAGCTATCTAGAATTAGTCCGCATATATCATAAATTGGTTGGTTGAGAACCCTATACTAATAATCTATTCTATTTTAATACCATGTTGGTAAACTTTAATACTGTCTTTGGTTAACCTGATAGTTTCACCAGGTTCAACATCACGGGCTACATACAAACTTGGATTAATTATAGCACCATTTCCGATTTTTAGCAATCCCGGTTTGTATGCTTTGGCCCACATGCCTACATAAACATCATCACCGATGTCAGCATGTAGTCCTGCCTGACGTTGGATAATAGTATTCTCGCCCACCTGTGTTCCGTGTGCTAGGCCAACAAAGTCATGTACTTGACAAAAATCTTTAAGTACGGTACCAGGTTCAATCATTGCGCAAAATGCAATATATACCCCTTGACCAATTTTCGTTCCGGTACCAATGTAACTACTAGGATCAATGATATTAACGCAGTCTATATCTTGTTTGCGTACTAGATCAATTAGCATTTTGCGTTTTTCTTTATCACGCACATGATTTGGATCTATGCTCCAGTTGGTCGCTATAAAAAAATTATGCGAGTTTCTATATTTAGAGATATTTTGCTCAGAGTCTAATATTGGTATGCCTTGAAAGTCTGCGGTATTTCCAAACCAATCACTGTCTAAAATACCAGCAACAGTTAAGCCCTGACGTTCTGCCGCATCTTTATATCTGATTATGTTAGCACATGTGCCTAAAAATATTAATGAGTTTGACATAACAATAATTATATAGTATAATAAACGCATAGTCAACCATTAACTGATATAAATACTGTTGCAGCGCCGGATTTCAATGCCGACGTCGGACAAACAAGACGCCTAGGGAATTACCCTTTTACTAATTTGATAATTAGAACGCCTTCCGTGTGTGAGTTCTTCACTAGCAATATTATTTTAATTAGTATATAATATAGTTTCTTAGGAGAACTTTGAATGAAAGTCACAAAAATTCCTGGTCTGGGACGCTTTGGTGTTTATATCGACGACGTAGACCTAGCAAATATTTCACACGAAGAATGGATGGAAATTGGTCGTATCCATTTAGAATCATTGGTAACAATCATCCGTGGTAACGATTTAAATTACGATACCTATTACGATCTATTCAAACAATGGGGCACACCACGATACAGTCGTCCATTGAACTTTTATCTAAAATACGGTAAGCCTGTTAAAGAGTTAGTTATGAATAACCTGCTTGATGATGGTGACAAGAACGAATTGCGTCTGGGACGCTTATGGCAGATTGACAAACGTCGTCCTGGTATGGTGCGTGTTACAGGTAAACTGAATGACAAGGGCGAACCATTGGGTATTTTTGATAATGGCGAACTTAAATGGCACAGTAACGAATGTGCTGATCCGGCATTCACTCCTGGTGTAGCATTAATGGGTTGGGAATCGATGCAAGGTAGTTGCACAGGATTTGCCACCACTGTTGATTGGTATGAGAAACAATCAGAAAGTTTCCGTAGTGAACTAGATGAATTGATCACGGTTAACAACTATCGTCCGTTGAGCCTCAATCCTGTGCTTAAAGAAGAACAAGAGCAATTCTATAACAACAATCAATGTCCTATTCCAAACGGTGAGATTCCATTGGTAATTAATAGCCCGGGCGGTATTAAAGGTCTGCACTTACCTGCTACTACGTTTGACTATTTTAAAGGCATGAGCAAAGAAGAATCTACTAAACTATACGATCGTATCTGGGGTGAAGTCATACAACCTGAATACATGTATGAACATTGGTATCAACACGATAAAGATATTTTGATCTTTGACAATAGTATTACCGTTCACAATCGTAAAATTGAAAATGATGGCATCAGTCCAAATCGTGTAGGTCTACGTATCCAATTTGACTATGATACTATCGCAGGTGATTATGAACCGTTCTATCAAGAATCGTATAATATCCAACGTCAAGAGCGTATGAATATGATGAAGATTGCCACTGAAGGATTAGCATTAGCCGCTTAATGTGACTTTGCAAATATTAAATTCGATGATTGATCGTCAAACAATAAAGTTTTTTCAAAATTTACCTAGGTTGGAAGAATCCAACAACGACTTCTTTCAATCTGTATTTGATATCGATACCACGGTATTGACTGCCATGCATGAAGTAGCTAAAACTGTCGACATAGCTCCACGAGGCAATAAAAAATATCGTTGGTATATTGACGACCATACCGGCAATTTATATTCTAAAGATTTGTGTAATATCAATGGAGTCCCTGCACATGATCATTATAAAAAGATGTTTCCGGGCTCTGTTATAGAAAATCCTATACTTGAATGGGCGCCTGGATATGAACTGTTTAAAACAGCATTATCTCCTATAGGTAAACAATGGCGATGGGTTATGATAGTGCGCATAGATCCCATGGGTTGGTGGGGTCCACATTTTAATGTTCCCGGGCCCGAAGATCAAGATGATTATACTCTTTATTGGATTCCATTGAATTACGTTAAGAATAGATTTTTTGGTGCCAGTGACATAGGATATTTTGAACCCAGGGTCGGCAAGGGATATATCCAACGTGGACATGAATACCGATATTCTACTATCAATCTTGGCACTGAACCTATGTATAATATAACCGGAGTATGTGTTAAATGATTATTCCTGTAAGGATAATGTTAAAATCAAAAGAAAAGATCGACAGTGTCGATTGTAAAATATTCTGTAATCAAGTTGAATATCCATATGAACTCGTCAATCATGGGCAACATTTTGATATTTACGAAAACAAAGATTTGTTTTTTCAATCTATTGACACAGTATTTGACTGTGATACTAATAATGACATGGCTATTGTTTGGCCTACTAAGCCCACCACCGACAGTGAAATAGATGATATTGAAATTAACTATCTATATATTGACAAGCCCAGACTATTCAGCAAGACTAGTTTTTATCATGTCTACACAGATACATTAGTTCCGGCGCCTAGTGAATATGGTAGTGATCATTGGCAGTCTGCAACTTGGATTAATAATCCTGGCGTGTTTTATCTATCATTTAGTTTGCCTATAGAGCAATGGTGTTTTAACAATGATTGACAATCGAGCTTTAAGATTTTTCCAGCATTTACCTAGACTAGAGACTTCTGACAACGATTTCTTCTCAGAAGTCAGTGACATTCCTATGTCTACTGTGGATTCAATGTATAATTTAGCAAAAACTGTAGATTTACCCCCAAGACTTCAAAAAAAATATACATGGTATCGCAATGATGCTACACATAACTTATATTCTAGAGATTTATGTAATATAGATGGTATTGCTGCACACGAACACTATCAAAAAGTTTTCACAAATCAATCAGCAGTCGTTGAATCTGGAGTTTATAGTTACGACAAAAATCATAACAGTAATGCACAACAAATATCATGGGCACCCGAATATGAACTATTTAAAAATTCGCTTGCGCCTATAGGAAAGCAATGGCGGTGGTGCCTACTAATCAGAATTGATCCGATGGGTTGGTGGAGTCCTAAAAATAATCATCCTACCACTGAAGAACAAGATGGGTACAAGCTCTATTGGATTCCATTGAATTACGTCAAGAATAGACTTATAGCCGCCACAGATATTGGATATTTTGAACCTGCTGTTGGAAAGATCTACACCCTTGATGGTATTAATCATCAATATTCCACCATCAACATAGGTACTGAACCTATGTATAATTTGCTAGGCACTTGTGTTAGATAATTAACGTTTTTTTCTGGCGATTGGTTTACTGGAACGCAGTTCTCTTTTGCGTTGGACTCTTACTTCTTTACCTAAGGTAACTTTTGGTGCTTGGCCTGTTGGATTAGTCCAATTGAATAAGTCGGTACCAAGTTGGTAACTGTCAAGGGTGCTTTCTAACTGCTGCCTGTCTGTTACGATTTGATAAGTTTCATCAACTTGATTTAAGAACATAATAGCGTGCATTTGCTGACCTGTTTTCTTGTCAGCGGTAGTTAGTTTATAGTATTCATAACTGAATAAGAACCAGTTCTTTCTTAATTCTTCAACATTGAACATACCAGTTTTGCTGTTAAAACTACGCAAGACAACTTCTCTCATCTTGCTATCGCTTTGTACATACAGTGTTTCTAATAGTAATTCAAACGCCATACGAATATACTTGCCGCGTTGTGGCACTTTACTAACTTGTATAGCATCATTTAAGGCATTTAAATTCTTTAGGCTAAAATGTAGATATGTTTTAAGACTAGCGCCTGATCCTTCTAATACTTCCAATCCTGCAGGTCCTAGGGCCTGTATCATTATGTTTGCCCATTCTTTGTAGATACGTGCCGCATCACCGTAAACACTAGTGCCACCAAAGCCCTTTAGTCTAGCACCCATACCTTTGATTTCAATTTCTTTACCGTTAATATTTAAATCACCGGGGCTTAGTTTATTAACAGGATTACCTAAAATAGTGATTAGGTCTTCACCGGCACCTTTATTTGCGGCGCTAACCTGTGTAGGGAAATCACTACGTGATTTAAGTTTTGTTTTTAAGTTTATAACTATCGGATTTGTTTTATATTTTGGCAGTAATAAATCATCTAATGTACCAACTCCAGGTTTAGTTAGTTTTGCAAGATCTAACACTCCGGTTGTTGTTAATACATTGGCTATATGATTACGTTGACTTAGTGTACCCGGAACGCTAAAAAATAGTTGTGCTAGCATAGTAGCTGCTTCCGCTTTATACAGTTTTACTGCGGCTATTTCTTTACAGGCCAATTCAATAGTTTGTTTATATGTAAAAGTAACAATATTATCAACTTCGTCTTTACTAATGCCACCTTTTAACAAGAATTTACGTAACTCATCTGGTTTAATTGTAATGCCGACTGGCATGGCCTTTGCTACAGCTTCTGCTAGTTCTTTTTCTCCTTGATCAATCGGGGTTACTTCTGCGGGCTCCTTAGGAGCAACTTCTGGTTTCTGTTGTGGTTGGGGTTCTACTTCTGATTGTTGCGGTTGAACTAATTTTTTTTGAATATAATTACTGACAGCCTGTACTACAGTGGGTGCAATTTCTCCGGCTTTGATATCTTTGATCAGCTGATCCACCTGCGGATTTGCGGCTAGTTCTTCATTTTCTTGAATAATATTAATTAGGTTACGAATTTGCATGATATAGTATTTATCTTTACTGTGTTTTCCATCGATCTAGTAATTCACTACTAGAATTTAGCTTAGACCCTCCGCCAACATCAAAAGCAAACTCTATGCCTTGGACTGATTTTTCTGGGATATTTTCTTTGTTCCTATCACCACCATTAGCGAATATTATTTGGCTATTAGGGTATAATAATTGTGCATTTTTAATTGCTTCTATTGCAGTATCATCATCGTCATTAAATAAAATACAATGATCAACCATACGGAGATTTTCGATAATAGCCACACGATCTTTGCTGGGCATAAAAGGTCGCCCTTTTTTACGGGTTAACCAAGCATCGCTGTTAACTCCCACAACCAATATACTGCCTAACTGTCGTGCGGCACGGAAATATTCAATATGTCCGCTATGCAAGGGGTCAAACCCACCAGTACACAGTACCACACGATTAATCATTTTACGAATCTTTCTTTGGGTGGGCGTGTTATACTAATTGGTTTTAACAGTTGTGTTTCTCTAGTTGTCGCAGCTGCCTGTTTAAGTTTAGATTCTTTAGCATTAACATTTTTATTAAAAATACCATCGACCGTTGGCTCACCAGCTTCTTCCGGAATCTCTGTCTGTTGTGGAATCCAATCAATGTAATAATTTTCTTTATCTAACCACGGCATGATAACTTCTTCTTGTTTTAAGAAACCGTTTTTATTGATACTCTGTACTACACTTGGATGTAATAAATTTTTATCAGCTAAATCGAACCATGTAGTTGTCTTAGGATCCATTGGTTCTATATTACTTTTATATACTGCAAGCCGAATCCATGGATCATTGAACTGTTTTAATAGATATGCATCACGACAGTCAAACCCGTTAACTGCTAGCATGTATATTAAACTAGTAGGAGTATAATTATAATAACAATTATTGTAGGTTCTACTATAGTATCTATTATTTTCTACACCATTGAATTGCGGAACATGCAATACCAACATACCATTAACTGTCATCTGTTCATTCCAAAATCGTAGTGTTTCCAATGGATTGTGACTATATTGTAAACTATCGTGGCTCCACATAAGATCAACACTTACTGGGATAATTCGCTGTTCAGTAAAATCTCTATTGATTTTATTAATATTAACAAGATCAGGAACCTGATTTAATCTGCCCGCATCACGGTCAACAGCAAAACAATTATAATTGTATGGCTCTGGGGGGTCATCTTTGCTTTCTAACATAGCCCACCAGGTGATATCTCCGCCTGTGCCGCAACCCATATCACAGACGGTGCGCAGACTTTCCAAGAATGTGTCATAGCCGCTAATAAGATTTAGTGTTTTTTGATTGTGATTAGCCAATTGATGCGTCCTCCATACCTGCTGTTCTTAAGCGTGTAACATGTCCAAGCATGAAGTTCTTGCTTTCAAGACCTTTCATGATACCTAGCCACTTGTTACGTAATAATGCTACTTCATTGATGATAGTTTCAAAGTCAATGACTTCGTCTTCACCATCCACATACTTTTCTACATCGCGACTTGTTAGGGCACGTTGATAGTTTTCTAGATATTTTTGGAAGTGTGTCCTACGTATCTTTCGTAATTTAATATTAAGGTAATTGAGCACCGCTTCAACCTCTTGCAGCTGATTAAAGCGACGCTCAGTTATACCGGGCAGGCCAGCGAGATTTTTCTCTATGTTACCATAGACAGCAACTTCTCGTCGTGCTTCTTCTAATTCCTGTTCATAATGAGCTATGAAATCAGGAATGCTATTTAAACTTGCTACTACTCTTGAATACCACATAAGTCCTCATATTTAATTAACCAGGGAAAAGTTTGTTGCCAATTAGTATTTCTTCTGCGATCTTTTTCATTTAAAAAAATAATAAGATTTTTAATCTCATTTATATTTTGTTTTGGTACAAGGATTTGTTTAAAAATTCCCTGCATATAGTTGTACGCTTCTTTATCTTCATTTGTCTCCTGCGGCATTAGAGATAAAATAGGTTCTTCATTGGTTAAAAATTCTTTAGCGCCAAATATTTCACCTTTAAGATAACTTGGGCCGGGAGTAACTCCGCTAAACCAATGACCTATCTTTTTGTTTTTACGCCATTCATTGAGTTTCGATAATAGTTCAGGCATAGTCTTAATAGTTAGCGCAGATATAGTTTGATTAATATTTAAATATAGCCATTCATTTTCTATTAACAAATTAAAATTCTCTTCCCATTGTTTTAAATTAATTCCCCATCTGACATATTCTTGTTCGGCCCCCCAACAATCAATACTACACGTAATATCGACTCGTTTGAGTTTTCTTTTTATTAATAACTTCTTTGTTTTTAGTAAAAAATCTTCTATACGTTTTTTTGGAACCATTAAATTTGTAATTATACTAAGTTCGCAATTTGGGTTAGGGTACTGGTCAATCATATCTAATAATTTATCTAATTCTTTTTGATAAAATGGCTCTCCACCTAAAATTTGCAAGCGTCTAATTTTAGGAAAGCCGTCTGGGAACCATCCCCAAAAATGCGGCACAAGATCTTTAAAATGTCCGCCAATTGATGTTAATTCAACTCCTTCTTTTTTAAAATCTCCATATTGTTTATTTTCAGTTGCTATAGTTGAACTCAATGACCCGGATGTTTCACAATATAAACATCCTAAATTACATGCATTATTAAAATAAACTTCTAGTATTGTAGGCAATATTTTAGTTGCTGTTGGGTTGGTCTCAAGCTCAGTTGGGTACATGTCCGGTATCGATAGTTGTCTGTTTCTATCACTAATTCCACCAGCCTCTTCAATTTCACGACAGTACCCGCAACTTTGCTCGGGCCATACTCCGTCGAGCATACGTTGTCGATCAGCAAGTTTTAACGGTGTGTTATGAAAATTTAAAAAATTTTCTGCTGTTAATTCACTGATTGCTGTTCGGTGGCAGGATGCAGTAGTACCAGAATTTAAATACAAGGTACTCCAATTCCATTTTAATTGACAAGCTGTGTCAGTTTTTATTGGAAAATATTTTTTTTCGTCGGACATTAATAGTCATCACTATTATCTTCAGTATCTATAGATCCATCTTCTTCATCTTCACCTAGATATTCTGTCAATGCCCGTTTTAAATAACTATCAGTGCCTGCAAATGCTTTAAGATCACGTTCAATAATATTATGATCAGCCACAATAGATAATACGTGATCAGCGGCAGCTTGGCGATCTTTAGGGGCGATATACTCTTTGCAGGTTAACCAAACTTCACCTAATGCTTCTAATTCAGTGCTCATTTTAATTATTCTCCTTGTTTTTTCAATTTAGTCATATAAAGATCACTAGTACAACTTGTGCAGGTTTCTCTTTTACATATCGTTGGTTTATTAAATAGTTTAAAATTATCATCAAATAAATTACCTAGTAAATCATTTTTGCAATTACCGCTATAGACGGTAAAATCATCAAATATATAAATACCATCCATGCCAGCATTGCATTCCCAACCTTTCCAATGGTGTAACTCTTTATCAAATAGTTGATTTGCAAACACATTAATTTTATTTCCGTCCTGCAATTCTACTTCAACGTTACAATTTTTATCTTGGGTTAGTATCGTATTCATAAATTTCATCTAATCGTTTAATCGGGTGTGCTACTTTATTTTCTTCAAAATCGTGTATCGGGTGCAGATAATTAGAAATATTTTTTGTAGTTAAAAACTCTTTAAGTTTTTTATTCTTAAGAAGATTTCTATGTTCATCCATTATATTCACATGTACCATGCATCCTATTTGGTCAGCATGTTGTTTGGTTTCTAATACTGTATCGAAAAACTTTTTTTCATTGGTAAATTCACTGTGTATAGTAAAAGTTATCCAAGTGCAGTATTCTGCCAATTCTTTATAATACTCAGCTTTTGCTGTTCCGTTGCTTATAACTCCTAACTCAACAATTTTATCTTTGTATTCTGTATGTAACCAACGTATGAATGGCAAAAAATCTTTATTAAGTGTCGGTTCCCCACCTAATATCGTTAAATTGTATTTTATATCTTTTTTATGTTGTGTTGATGCAACTATGCGGTTCCATGCTCTGATTAACATGTCGTAGGATAAATCCTTAGATGTTTTATCATGCCACATCGATGGACAATAACTACAATCAAAATTACACCGTTTTCCAATAAACCAATGAACTACAAATGCATCAGTAAAGGTTTTTAGTTTAACTATAGGATTAGAGTTAGTAACTAAAAGTTCTTTATTCATTCTATTGTAACATCTTCCTCTTGTGCTGGTGCTTCTGACGTTGGGCTGTTGTTTAATAGTTTAGCATCAGATGACAATTCTTTCATTACTTTATCTAAACATCCATCTTCATTACGTTCCCACGCTTTGCGGAATTGTTTAATAGTTGTTTTATCAGCAAATGTATAAACTAAACTGTTGCCTTCTTTCTTAAGCAAGTTTTTAGCTTCTAACATATCTGTTAAGCCACTGTATGGACTCATACCAGTTTCATAAGGAATTTCTACTTGCACTGACTCAAACGGTTTAGCATATCTGGTCTTCATGATCTTACAAGCAGCACGGATACCATTGACTGTTGTAGTCTTATTACCATCAGCGTCTGTTTTGAGTTTAAGTTTACGCATGGCAACAACAATACTTGAAGCGTAGATAAAGCCCTGACCACCTGAAATCTTGTCATCTGGATCAAACATATCCTGTGACGCATACGTATGGTTAGTACAAACCAATCCAAGATTTAATGTGCCAAACATGTTCACGCAGTTACGGACAAGTGCTGTAAGTGCTTTAGGTTTACGACCCATATCACCTTTCATCTCACCTGCTTCAAACTGGTTAACGTCTGTTGGAGTCAGCATCATGCCTAGTGAGTCTAGAACAAATAACACCTTTGGTCGGTCTTCTTCTGGAAGTGTGCGATACTCTTTAACAAAGTCACTGATAACTTTAGCCACATCATCGATCATAGCCATATTAAGTTTTAGTAATTTGTCTTCTGTAGTATCTACACCAAGTGCGTGTAGCCATGCTTCATCAAGTGCGTTTTCTGTATCAATCAAGATTACATAAATGCCTTGCTCTTGTGCGTGTCGAACAATGTTACCTGAACAGATAAATGATTTTCCTGCACCACTTTCACCTGCAAACACAGTGACCTTGCCCATCGGAATACCTCTTTCAAAGTTACCAGATAGTAGGTAGTTTAATGTGTAGTTGCCGGTGCTGATCCAATCAGTCGGATCGTTAAAACCAATGCCCAATCCCTCGATTGATTTGGTAATTGACTTTCTAAACTTTGATATATCAAATGGTTTTGCCATGTTTATTTGCCCTCTATTAAATTGTATAATTCTGTGAATACTGCCCTGCTGTTAATGTTGCGTCTCTGATCCATCTTTGCTATCTCTGCTAAACAGTATTCGATATTCTTTTCTATAGGTTCTTTTATGTATTGTAACACATTTTTAAGTCCGTTTTCAAGTAAAAATCCTGGTTTTTGACTAATCCAGTCTTCTAATTCTCGCTCTACTGATTGTAGCATAGTATTTGGTAAATGTCTAATGTTTAGGTGATCCGGATGTGATAGTGCACCTATAACAAAACTGTTATTGTGGAAGCCCAGGCCTTTAAAAAATTTAATCGTATCAAACAATGATTTGTAGTTTAATAAATGATGTAACATGTTAAATGTTATCTTATGATCAAATTTCTTAATTTGATTTAAATTATCTAAAAAGTCCGCCCATTTGCCACCATATCTCACATATTCAAATTCTTCTCCCATTTCATCAACACTCACAATCCAATGCACATTGGGGAATTCGCATATCTTTTCAAATACTCGTGTGCCGGTCTTGCTTAAATTAGTGTTTATCCTAAGATTAACCTGTGGATTTTTTTCTTGTAGTATCTCTAATAGTTCTAGATTTTCTTTCATTAATAAAGGTTCGCCACCTGCCATATACACATGTTTAAGTTGGTCGGCACGATCAAATATATATTGTTTCATCTGTTGAAACCGGTGTTGTGGAACTTCGTCGAACTTTACATCTAATTCAGTAGCCCATTTACTGCTAAATTCAGGCCCGCAATACACGCAACTAAAATTACAGGTATTATTCCATCGTATATCAATAGTACTTAAATTAAATGCGTCAATGCTTTTATAGATATTAAAATTAACATCTTTAAGTTCTTTAAGATAAAATATGCGATCGCTGATGATATCAAAACTATTAGTATCTTTTTCTAAATCGTAACAGACATTACAGGATGATCCTGGCTTATTGTAAGTCATATTATGCTTGGTTGTTAAATTAATGTCCCCTTGAAGTATTTCTACTATACTATTATCTTTTAGATTGCCAATTGGTCGGGGATTGCGGATACAATTCTTTACTGTACCATCAAAGTTATACATAAACCCAGTCCAAGGTATAGGACAAAAATTCTTGTTAATTAGATATTCTTTGCTATCCAATGGGATACTCCTAAAGCATACTCGTCAACGTCCATGTATTCTGGTGGATGTTGTCCTGGTTGTGTTGCTATACCGCCCGGTCTTATCATTATTTGCCTAGGCCAAGCATTGCGTTCTATTAGCAAATCTTCTGCCAGTTCCAATGATTTCTTTTGTATGATATATTCATCCCATTCGCGTTTAAGCGGAACTTGCAGATCGGTCATCTGCGTACTAATATTTACTATTGTTTTTTGTTGTCCTTCCCATCGACGCCAAACTTCAAATAATAATTCTGTTTGTACGAATCCTACCTGGGCATTGTTAATAAACATATCACAAGGTTCGATCATTGATGCCACCTTAGGTAGACTACGTATATTATATCCGTTACGCCGACTAAGTCCAACAACCTCGTGTCCTTGTTCTGTATAGATTTTTGTTAGTGCTTGTCCAATTCCTGCACTGTGTCCTGTGATAGCTATCTTCACTCCATACCCCTCAATCGCTTTTGCTCTTGTATGTATGCCAATGATTCCGATGACCCTTTATTTTCAACCGTTAATTCTATAGGATCAGTTAGATAAGCATAACTATGATCTATACCGTGTTCTTGGGCAAATGATATGATGTTTGGAAGATCATCTATGTTTAACGCACTCACTGTAGTCCATAGATTTAATTTTATTGGCATCGATTTGTATATCATTAAATTCTTATAAAATTTATCCCATTTAATTGGCCAACGCACAAGATCATGCACAGTGCCGATACCATCTAAACTAACCGTTACTGTAACATGGACCCCATGTTCGACCAATAATAATAATTCTTCTAATACTGTACTACAGTTTGTATTAAGTCTAACTGATTTTACATTCTTGGGTAAGTTTGCTAGTAGGTGCTTATAGTTTTTGCTATAACTGGGTTCACCACCATTAATATCTAAATGAACAATACGTTCTTGTGGCAATGACCAAAATCTGTCAGTATTATTGATCTTAATATATTTTTTACTAGTCAGACCGCCAATCTTTGTACTATATTCTGCACTGCAAGTCAAACATCCACTATTACATACGTTATCCAAAACTCCGCCAACTATTAAGTAATCTTTACGTAGACTTTTAAACGCATGATCTCGTTTTATACTGTCCAATCTGATACTAGTATTAGATAGTTGTTCGGTAGTCTTACATCGTTGGCATTCTACAGGCCAAGCATCGCGAGACATTTCGTCTCGAATTTCTGCTAGCCAACTACTAGATTGTAGTTCATTATATGAGCTAAAACTAAGATTACTAGTCATATGACCACAACACCCAACACTACCGTCTGGATTAAAGCGGACAAAATGATCTAGTCTAGGGCAATGCATGATAGTTTCGAATATGCTATAGGATCTTGAGATTTTAAATGCGATAGTATCTCGACTATCGTTATTTCTTTGCCAACCAATTCTAGTAATAAATGATCTAATCTTTGATACATCTCATTATGTATGTTATTTTTTAATCTGTCAATAATCTCGCCTGACAACATATTTGTTTCATCTGGTTTTATTGATAAAGGAGTAAATTTTTGTAAAGCAGATATGTCATGTAAATGCAATACTGCTTGCTTATTTGTATATTTAGACAAATTAATAATCCAACTTAACTGTGGTGCATAATGCCTATTTAAAAACAAATAATTTTCTGCAAAATAAATTATAGTATCAACATCTAACTGTGGATTTTCTTTTTTAATATTATGGACATAGGTATTAACCCCTGACAGGAATCTGCTCATGGGATCTCTGAGTACTACATCAATAATTGAAATTTGTTTAATTTGCTCGTTAAGCAATGTTTTGTAGCCCTGTTGTCTAGCATATTCGGTCAGACTTGAACTGCCATTTTTAAAAATGGGATAGACGAACCGTTGCAAGGGTGGTATTTCTATTACCTCACAACGGTTCGGAAAGATTATTTCATCTATCCTTGACAACACAACTATTACTTCTTATGAAGTCTTTTGACGGTTACGAATCATCGCTAGGATGTCTTCAGCACGTGCTGTTCCACCTGCTGGAGGTGTTGCAACTGGTGCTGTAGGAGCCGCTGGTGCTGCCTCTGCGACCACTGGAGCGACCACAGCCGGTGCAGTTTCAAATTCTTCATCTGCTGGTGCTGGTGCGGCTGTTTGTGCTACAGGTGTAGCTGATTCAGCTGAGACGATTGTTACGCCTCTTGGCTTGTAGTAATTACCCCAACGTTCTGCGTCATATGCTTGACCATCTACTGATGCTTCAAACATCTCTTTCATAACTTTAAGTTCAACTTCGCTTGGTTTCTTAGGTAAGAAATCTTTCAAGTTGTATAAGCCATGAGTTTCAATGGCCGCAGCTTCTTCTGCTGTTAGTGCAGATTCTTTGCGTGACCATTTACTAGTTGAGTAGTCAGCATAACCACCTTTTGATGTTTTAGTAACAGTAAAG